GCAACTTCCAAAATATTGCACGTGGCTCTATCGCTCAAAACCTTTGTTTTCTCTCCGGATTTCAATCTCCGGGGGTTGAAGAATTTAAGGTGTTTTGTCCAAACCCTGAAACAAATTTCAGTGTTATGGCTAAACGAGTAGATGCTTACTGCCTTTCACTTGATTTTTCTGTGTACCATCTCTTTATTGCATATTGGTCTCAGTTATTATTGTTGTGTGGTGCTTTACAAACATCGGTGCTGAACTTTTGTTTGGCAGCTTGGAGTATTCCTATGACATTTGTCAATGCGTTGAACTTCAATTGGTTTGCTTTTACAGCATACCTAGATAGTGTAGGAGGCTATGGTACCCAGCCTTTGGTCCATCAGCTTCTTCCTTCTATCCCTATTTCTTTCTTTATTACTTTTCTAGTCACACTTTTTATAGTGCAGTTGTTGATGTTATGGTCAATGACTACTATTCGTATCCGCCGTAAAGGGTGGTGCTCTATTTGTGTGGCTCTTATAGCATGCTTTGTTTGTTTGCCAGTACATTTATCTTTTGAATTCCTTGTATTAGCCCTTGTAGCACAATATTCTATCGACCATTCGTGGGCTCAGAATCTTGCTATCCTTTGGGTTGCGGTTTGTTTCGCATTAAATGCATGGGGAATTACTTTTATGGTATATATGTTTGCTGGTTGTCTGTTTTTTACAGTCCTTGCATTGTCATACTTTTATCACACCTTCTACGCAGAAGATGAAAGTCGCGTTTTTGAGGGTGCAGTTCATGCCAACAGCTGGCCTTTGCGCTTGGTTTTTGTTTTTATTCTTTTCATCGCTTGTCATTACTACACATGGTTTGTCCTTGTGGTTTGTGGTTATCTTTTTCTCCGATATATTTATGTCATGGTTCGTATGCCTCTCTCTGTAGCTGGCGATTATGTGATTGATATGAAGACCGGACAACGGCGTGAAAGTGGGTTAAACTTTGTATACCGGGGTATTACAGGCTGGTCTTTCCTAGATTATTACATCAATCCAATGATGGGTCTGGGACTTGGTGCTCCTCTTACTAATGAAGAACTTGACGCTATTGTCGAGAAAAAAGCAGAGGAAAAGTATCAAGAATCTATTAAAGAAGAATTACGTAAAAATACTAATGATACACGGGATTCAGTTCGCCGAGATATTGATCATGAAGTTAATATGAAGGTTCAGGAGCGTTTAGCTATCGAAGCCAATGCTAAGTTGGCTGCCGAAGCACGCGAAGCAAAACGCGCGCTTAAGAGTAACCGTCAGGTTGCGGGAGTAGGTGCACCAGCTTTTGTTGGCCCTGCTATTCCATCTGATAATAAAGGTGCTCAAATGTTGCTTAAGATGGGTGGTGGTAAGACTCTTACTGTTCCTCACCCAACCCCCAAATCACAACCTTCTGTGGTGGGTTCTAATCATACCACATCAACCACTGTCGTGGGTTCTATAACCCCAATTTCCGATGCTTTGAGTGCAGATCTTGCTGCACTTGCTTCCCTCCCTCCCCCTGAACCTCGTAAAGAGTCTAAGGATAAGGAAAAAATAGAGGAAAAGCCTATACGTACTCATAAAGAAGAAAAACAACTTCTTTCCCATGTCTTGAGGTCCCTCGTAACTGAGGAGACAACTCTTGATAATGGTTTAATAATGTATAGTGATGAGCTAGTTGAACGGATGACAGTTGTGGTCAAACGACCCCAAAAAGCCATAGATGGATCCCCATTCATCGATCTTGGTATTTCAAAAGATGTTGTAAGTCTTTGGAAACCATATGGCGATGGTCTTACTGAGGCTGGAACTGCCTATTTTGCTGAAAACTTTGTAGTCACCATCAATCATTGTGATGAAGGTGAGTTATTTGCAGTCCGCTTTTTGGACCCTCAACAACCAGTTAGACTTTCTCTTAAAAAGTCAGCCAACAACATGAACTTTTATGATGTTCCACAAACCTGGAGATCAACAGTTGATAAAGTACGTCCTCCAATTAAGTTTGGATCCTTTAATGACTGTCCTGAAACTGGGCAATGTATGATCGTTGGTATCCCTCAGAATAATATGTTTGGAGAAGCCGGATCCTTAGTTGGATCTATTGGCGAGTTCCATCGTATGCAGAATATAGTTAAAACAACGTATTCTTCCGATCACGGAATGAGTGGATCTGCGGTCTTTCTTGTTGTACAAGGAATTGTTACAAACAAGATTATTGGTACACATGAGTCTGCTGTTGGTGGTCACAATGAGTTCCGAGCAGTTACTATTGAAATGCTTGAGATTATTCGTCCTGTAGATCGTCTTAAAATACTCACTGAGCAAAATGCTAAGTATGCAAAGGATATGGAATCCATGCGTGCTGAAATTGCTTCCCTTATTGAGGCCGTCCGTCAGCAAACCCCTGTAAAGGGTGAGCGGGATTGGTCTCCTGAGAAACCTGTGCTTGAAATGCCTGGTAAAGGGAAAGCAAGACAACAGCGTAAAGCTAATCTTAATAAGATGACAAAACATGTCAATGCTACTCATACTGGCCCTAAAATGGCCAAACGTAAGTTTTGGTCTGCCAAGCTTAATGAGTGGGTTGACTACGGTGATGCAGATCGTGAATTTGCTCTTGCAGCCGATTATCTTGAGAGTCAAGGGTTTAATCCCGATGATAGTGAGGAGTTTGTTAAGACCTATAAAGGCTGGATGCACGGTACATATGGCCTTGATAACACTGTCGAATATCCTACCGATTATAACGATGATCGCTTTTGGATTGAGGCTGACCGTGATGACTCTGTTCTACATGATGCTGTACGCACTATTGAAGAAGAACATGAACGCTTTGATGAGCGTGAAAGAGTGTCCGTTCCTGCGTGGAATAAAACCACTAAATCTCAACGTAAAAAGGCTAATCGTAATGAGAGGAAAAATCCTACTGAGGCTTTTGAGAAGCCACTTCCTAAGGAAGAAAAAGGAAAGGAGAAGGAATTCCCTTTCCCAAAGAATTTCCCGTCCCAGGCGGAGCGTGATATCTCGCGTGCTAAATCAGCTGTTGCTGCTAAGCTCGAGAGTCCGTTACCCGCCGTTGTTGGTTTGAAGCCTAAAGCCGTTTCGATGGATAAGGCACAATCTAAAGCCGCTGCACAAGTTTTGATGCAAGCTTTTACCAAACCTGGGCGCCCAGTGAAGGGAACGCAACCTCAGCAGAAGAACTTTCGCGCTCCACCCGGTATGTGGGAGACCTTATTACCGGCACAGAAGAAATGTTATCCCCAAATGAACTTCGAGGACCAGAAAGAGGTGTGCGCAGCGTGGGAGCGATCCAAGCAAATTGGTTCGAATACCACGGACACCTCCAACCAGGACAACAGCTCAGCGTCGCAGGACGTCGCGAGCTCATCTCAATAACTGATCAATATGATTACGTCAGGGACCACCCTGTGGTCCCTGGCGTTATTATGCCCAACCACACTTTTAATGCAATTGTAAGTGTTGGTTTTAGGGATAAATGTTCAACAATTGTTTCAGTACCAAAGCAAGGTGAAATACTTGACTTTGGTTTTATGTCCATGTTTCCTCAGTACTGTTATGATAAGTACTCCTGGATGTTTCCAACCATTTTTGATGTCAATAAGGCTACGCTCCGATATGACAATAATCTCTCCATTGAATATGATGGAGATTTTGGTGAAACATTCAAACTTCTTCTTGAGCTTTTTGCTCCTCTTGTCGACCAGTGTGATATCCTTGAACCTCATGAGGTCAAGATTAATCCAAAATCCGCTGGCGGCCCTTCTTTTGAGTACACCGGTATGAAATACGGTGATTTACTCACACGATATTATTCTGAATTCGCACTGTGTTGGGAATTTGCACATCAAGTCGATGCACCCATGTATTGGAAGGCTTCCGGTAAAACGGAGCTCCTACCTACTAGAAAAGTAGAAGATGGAGATGCTCGAACTTTTATGTTTCCTGATGGCCCACACCGCTTTAGTGGACAACGTATGACACAAAACTTCAATGAACGTATGGGTGCTTTACCCAGTCATTGGAGCCGTATTGGTTTTGATCGCACTCATGGAGGCTTCACTGGCCTTGCAAAAGAGTTTGTTGACAAATACCAACATTTCTTTGAAGGAGATCTTAAGAAATGGGATGCACGTATGTGCGCCTTTCTCCTTTATATATGTTGTATGCTTAGGTGGTGTTGTTATAAGCCACATTTGCGAATAATAAATAACTGGAATCGTTTGGTCTACCAGTATAAAAATAAGATCAAAACGCTCATTTTCTTACCTACAGGGCAACTTATGTATCTACTTGAAGGAAATAAGTCTGGACAGGACTCTACTTCGTATGATAATACTATTGGTCATTCTTTTATTTTCCTACATGAAGCTCGTAAGGAGCTCATTGCTATGGATATTGAACCTACTTTGGTTAACATTCAAAAACATTTGGGACTAGGTTTGTATGGTGATGATAGTTTAGGTGGGTTGTCTTCGGACTTCTATAACCATATAACTAAAACCCGTACTATACCTCAGTTCCTTAATACTATGTATACCAAGTGGGGGATGATCTTTAAACAAGATGAATGTAAGGTTCAAGAAACCATCATTGGATTAAAATTCATTGGTGGTATATTTAAACAAACTTCTTATGGTATTGTCCACACTTTTTCAATTGACCGTGCTATGTCTGCAATGACTAAACAGCATGGTTCATATACTCGTGATGCACTTTGGAGTAAGTATACCGCCCTCTTGGCGTTGATGACTTTCGAAGAACCACGACACGCAATCCGTACATGGATGCGCAAAACACAAAAAGAATGGGGGACAAATCTTTGGATTCCTTCGGATTATGAATTGCACGCATTTTGGTTAGGTTGGGAGTCTCCACTCCCTCCTATTGACCTTTCCCATATTTTATCTTCTTGGGTTGCTTGAGGTAACCCCAAAGAGCGCCTTTCTTCCGAGGGGCGCCACCTAAATGGTATCGGATAAAATTCATTTTCCTGATTATTTATGGGAACTATCGTACAAACTGGAGGACCATTACCACAACGAGGAGTCCGCAAACGTCTGGGTAAAAACCAACGTAAAAAGCAGAAGGCTCCGATGGTGGAGATTGTCAATATATCAACTCCCGGAGCTCGTCGAGGAACTCCACAAAAACCTGGGCCGTTTGGACCCAGAAGCGGAAATCCGGATTACGTTTTCTCATATAAAGGGGGCGCTGTACGACCACGTGCTTTTGCAGATAACGCTCTCGTCGGAAGAAAATCCGGCGCCCAATTTCGAGGAAAAGCAAATCCATATCTTGCAACACTTGTCAACCCTGAGGCTTTCCCAGGAGTTAGATACCCTGACAGTTTTTCCCGGAAAACCGCAATGGTTCAGCTTATTCTCGAGCAAGAACTGTTTTATTTCCCCGCAGACTCCATCATTGAGCTTGCCGGCTCATACCTCTGTATTTGGAGACCTTCCCTCGTCCATCCTTTTTGGTCATACGGAGTCACTAACAGTAGCTCCTATCCAAATTGGTCCCTTACTACTCCCACAGACAGATTTGGCCTTAGGCCTCTAGTCCGTGGAATGTTAACACCAACTCTTCAGGACGATCAACAGAGTCTTCAACATGACGTGATCTATAATCTTAAGATCCCTATGATTTACTCAAACGTGGACTACGTTCTTGACCCTTTCTCGGGTAAAGCCAGTGATGGCTCTGAGTTTTGGGGTCATGTCTTTGCTTTGGGTGGAGCCACGGATACAATCAACTTTAACGCTATTGTTGCCGGTCCTACTTTGGCCGGTGATATTCTTACTTTCTATGCAACAAATGGTACCACTACTCTTAGTGTTAACGTTGTTGCTGCTCTCAATCAACTTTCCTTTTCCATGACGTTGGACATCACTGCTCTTATGATGACTGATGCATCCTCCATGGGTTTAGGAAAAGTTGCCCCTAGACCCGGAATTGGTTTTAGGGTTATGTGGACTTCTGGGGCTTCTCGCAGTAATGCACTCCTGAGTCTTAATATGGTCTCATCCAGCGCTGCGGCGCCACAGGTTCAACTTGGTTATACACCACTTGATTTCCCTGACCAACAACAATTTTTGGAACTTATCTCTCAATACCGCCCAGTTAGCTCTTCAGCTTGGGTTGGTTATGAAGGTTCCGATCTTAATAACGGTGGTCAACACTCCGCAATTATGTTTGGTGGTGGTGAACACCCCAATACAGTTGGTCTCTACACTTTCCAGAAAATTGCCACTACCCCTACTGGGTATGAGGATAAGATGAGGAAGGGTACATACCAATACACAGTTCCGTTTAATGTCGGAGATGTGACAATGAGGGCTCCGGTCAACTCTGAGGAGTGGACCCATCCCTACTGTGTTATTGCAGGACAAGTTTCAACCGCTGGTCAACTCAATGCTTTGCGTATGCGTGGAGTGATGAATATGGAGTTTATCTCTGATTCTCAACTCTGGCAATATAGCTCAGTACGCCCTAATCCCGGTATGATAGCACATGCAACTGCAATGCTAGCCGGGTGTCCTACAACTCTCTCTAATGATTCACATCTTAAAGAAATCTGGTCATGGCTTAAACAGGCTGCGAAGGATACGATTGATTTTGTTGAAGACAATAAATCTTGGATAATTCCTGCAGTCACCGCCGTAGCTGGCGCTTTGATGAAGTAGCCACGAGAGCAGCTCATTCGGGTAACCGATGAGCTTTTCCTTCCCGATACACCTAATTATGTAGCAGAAACAGTTTACGAAACAACCAATAATGGCGTTCCTTATCGCCATACGACTTATCATGCTGACAACGTTTCCCAAAAGGATCGTGAACAATCACATGCTAAGCCGTGGCCCAAATGGGATATTGGTGTCGCTTACGTTTAATTTCTGTTGTGTATTAGGGGTGGGAGCATGAGATGTAACATACATTATGATCCTTCTAGGTTCTAACTTTTTACTAGAAGATGAGTGTGTGTGAACTTGTGTTAAACAAATAATAAATGGTTAGGTTTTCAACCACTTCCTACGGGTAAAGTGGTGTTACAGAGCTGCCTTAAATATAAGAACTCTTGTCTTACCTATAATAAC